GTAAGTACAACTTATGGAGTTGGAGACGGTGCGTCTACTTTTAATCTTCCTGATTTAGGTGATAACGTACCGGTTGGAAAATCTAATAACAAAGCTTTAGCATCAACTGGTGGAGCAAACACAGTTGCATCAACTGGAAACGTTGGAGGTTCTACAGCTAACGCAACTTTATCAACACCACAACTTGCTTCTCACAGTCACGCACCTAATTTAAGATACCCTTCTCCAAGCTCAACCCCAGGATTTTCAGCACCTGGTCCTAGTCAAAAAGGACCTGTTGTAAACAGTACTAACAACAATACTGGATCAGGTGGAGGTCACTCTCATAATATGAGTGCAACTTTTTCAGGAGATGCAACATCAGTTTTACAACCTTATTTAACAATTATTTATATAATAAAGACTTAGGAGAAAATATGGCAACTAACGCAAATTGGACAGTAGTATTTGAAGATAGAAAAATTATTAAAAATCATGGACCTGAAAATGGTACAGCTTATGATATTGATGATGATGCTTTTTGGTCAAATGGTTCTTTTTCAAATATTTGGGCTATTCAATCAGGTGCTTCTTCGGTTTCCGATGAAGTAGAACATAGAGATGAAACTCCACATAATTCTTTAGCTGATGAAGGAATTGATATTCAACAATTTATTAACAAATGGGATGCAGCTCACTTATCTCAATTACAATCTAATTGGGATGACAATAATGTAGATGGTGAAACTGACGCTGAAAAAATTACTAGACTAGGTGCTAGACCCACTTCTTATTCTTCTTAATTATCTTAACATCATCCAAGAAGTTAAAATATATTTTTCACCAGACAATGGTGAATTTCCTCTATGAACATAGGGAAAACCTGCCGGCCAAATAACTATTCTACCTGTTTTAGGTTGTACTCTTTTTGAAAAATGAAGGAATTCTGTTTCTCCACCTTCTTCTACATCATTTAAATATATTGAAAAAACAAAAGCCCTTGGTTCATTTTCATAACCTTTACCATGTTCTATATGCCAAACGTGATAACCTTCAGTTGGCAATGTTTTTTGAATCTTTAAATCTGTAAAATGAAAAGGAACTCCGTAAGCATCATCTGCACCTACATTTTTTACATAATGATTCCAGGCTATATCAAAATTAACCATCATGGGTTTTAAAGATTCCCACCAAACATCAATATTATTAGGTGCTGCAAAGTATTGTTGATCTTGTTTTTGTAATATAGATGCCTTTTCAAAACCTATTCTATTAATTGTATTATTAAATTTGTTTTGATCTTCGTATAATTTAATAGCTTTATTACATTCTTCTTTGGTAATGTAATTATCATATATGCCAATAAAATTATTTATGTTAACTATTTTTTCTATCATTTAAATATTCTCTTCTAATTTTTTTTAGAATTTTATCATCACTTTCACTAGATTTTTTTTTATTTTTTTTACAATAGTTATCATACATTTGATGTGTAAATTGTCCATTCTGATTAACATAATGGAAAAAAACTTGTGCCATTCCTTCACCTTTATACACTCCAGGTCTTCCATGTTTTTGTGCACATCCCTCGTACAATAAAGCGTCTCCTTCTTCTAATTCAAAAGAATTACCTTCTATAATTAAAGGCCAGTTGTCATATTTTTTAATACACGCAGTAATAGATACTTCACATGCAGGTCTATCAAGATGTTTTTTTAACGTTGCACCAAATACATAATATCTCCAATAATTGTATGTGGGAAATAGTTTTAATTTAGATTTTTTTTCAACAACAGAAAGTTTAATATCTAACATAGAATTCATTAATGGATCATCTGCCCAACATGGAGAAAACGATTGACCATCTAAAATTGTATAGCTCTTTGAATTTTCAATACTTTTCCAACAATATTTTTGTAAAAGATTTAACTCTTTTTTTGAAAAAAAATTTTTAATAATTTTATTATTCATTTATTTTAACCATGAAACAATACTATATCTTGTTCCTTTTGTAATAGGTTGAATACTGTGTGGATACATAAAATTACTTGGAAAAAATACAATAGATCCTTTACCAAGTTTTAATCTTTTAATTTCTTTTTCTTTTTGATCTGTAAATATTAAATCCCCACCTTCATAATCATCATTTAAATTAATGATAATACTTAAATGTCTAGGTGTAACAGTAAACTGATCTATATGTACTTCATATTTTCCTCCGACACTATATTTTAATAAATCTATTTGAGTTATTTTATTACTCATTAGTTTAGGAAATTTTGCTTTATAAAAAACATACAGTCTTTCAATTTCTTGTTTTATATAATTCCAATAAACCATATTAGTGGGAGTTTCAGAATTTAAATGATACCCTTTAACATTTCTAGTTTTTTTATCTGTGCCTGAAATAGTAGGTAAATGTTTTTTAGATTTATATTTTATTAAAGGTACTATTTTGTCTATAAGATCGGAAGAAACTATATTTTTTAATTCAACAATTCCTTCTAAATGGTCCATAATTATGCTACTTTCATTCTCTATAAAACTAATATATAACACAATTATGGCCTTAAAAAAAGTAAATTTTGCACCTGGTTTTAATAAACAAAACGTACCTTCCGCTCTTCCTGGAAAATGGGTAGATGGGGACTTTGTACGTTTTAGATATACCGCGCCTGAAAAAATAGGTGGTTGGGAACAATTAACTGCTGCATCTAAAACATTACCGGGCGCAGCTAGAGCACAATTAACCTGGACTTCATTAGCAGGTGAAAAATATGCAGCCATAGGAACATCTCAAGGTTTGTTTTTATACTATGGTAATGATTTTTTTGATATTACTCCTTTAGATACAGCAATTACAGGATGCACATTAACAACTGTTAATGGTTCAAATACTGTAACTATAAATAAAGGATCTCACGGTTTAACTAAAGGAAGGTATATAACATTATCTGCTGTAACTGTTACAGGTGCTTCAGATTACACACCTGCAGAATTACAACAAGTTTATGAAATACAAACTGTTCCCGATGTAGACAAGTTTACTATACTAGCTTCTAGAAATGAAGGAGGCTCAGGTATGACTGCAGCAGGTGCTGCAACTGTTAATCCTTATGTTGAAGTAGGTCCTACTTTTCAAACTGTTGGTTATGGTTGGGGAACTTCTTTTTATGGAGATTCTACTTGGGGCACAGAAAGTGATACGAGTGATGTAATTTTAGATCCAGGAAATTGGAGTCTTGATAATTTTGGTCAAGTATTAGTTGCAACTATATTTAACGGTAAAACTTTTACGTGGAATGCTGGAGCATCAGGAGCTCGAGGTATAAGAGCATCATTAACTACGTCAGGTTTTGCAACAAGTAGCAATCCTACAGCCAGCAGATTTACATTGGTTTCTGACCGAGATAGACACTTGTTTCATTTTGGAACTGAAACAACTATTGGAGATACAACAACTCAAGATCCCATGTTTGTAAGATTTTCTAATCAAGAAGATTTAAATACTTATCTACCAACTGCTACTAACACCGCAGGTACATTTAGATTAGATACAGGTAACAAAATTACTGCGGCTCTTCAAGGTAAAGATTATGTTTTTGTTTTAACAGATAACGCTGCGTACGTAATTCAATTTGTAGGTCCGCCTTTTACTTTTAGTGTTAGACAAGTTGGCACAAACTGTGGATGTATTGGGCAACATGCAGCTTCTTATGTCAATGGCGCTATATATTGGATGTCTAATGAAGGCGGGTTTTTTATGTATGATGGTACTGTCAAAGCCTTACCTTGTTTAGTTGAAGATTTTGTGTTCACAGTTCAAAATGGAAATTTAGGTCTTAATTTTAATTCATCTGATGTAATTTTTTCTTCACCAAATTCTTTATATACTGAAGTAAATTGGTTTTATCCTAAATCGGGATCGAATCAAATTGATCGATGTGTGACTTACAATTATCAAGAAAATGTTTGGACTACTTCATCTTTAGATAGAACTACTTATGCTGATCAAGGAGTCTTTACCAAACCTTATGCAACTGATTATGAATTAACAACTACTCCAGTTTTTCCGGATATACTAGGTATTACAAATTTATATGGAGCTAGTATTTATTATGCTCATGAAGTTGGAAATGATCAAGTCAATAGCTCAGGTAGAACCTCAATTAATGCTTTTATTAGATCAGGAGATTTTGATATTGATGATGGTGAAATATTTATGTCAATGAGAAGATTTATGCCAGATTATAAATTTTTAGTAGGTAATTCTAAGGTAACTTTATTTATATCGGATTACCCCTCTGAAGATCAAACAGGATCACCTTTAGGTCCCTTTACAATAACTTCTACTACTGAAAAAGTAGATACAAGAGCTCGGGGAAGACTACTATCTTTAAAAATAGAGAATGATGCTGCAGGTGAAACTTGGCGTTATGGTAGTTTTAGAATGGATGCTCAACCAGACGGTAGAAGATAATGGCTAAACTAACTAACTATATACCTGAACCTAAACAAGAATATGATGTAGAAAATCAAAGACAAATTATTGAATCAATGACTACAATGAAACAACAACTTAATTTTTCTTTTCAAGAAGATTTAAAAAATGAACAAGACGCTTTTAATTACTTTTTATCATGACAATACAATATAAAAACGCATCTAAGATATTAGACGGAACGGCTATGACAACTCTTTTAACTATATCCACGTCTGCCATAGCTATTGTAAAATCTGTATATATATCTAATAACAGCACAGGAGCTGTATTAGTTAATTGTGATCTAAGAG